TAGTCATTCCATGTAATTTCATAAGGTGCGCCCAAATAATGTATATTATCTTTACTTGACTTATGATGATAATGTCCAGACGCAACAAACTCATATCCTTTGAACAAAGACTTTGCTAATCCAGAACCAGCTACATAATTCTTATACATAGCAAACCCTTCAACTTCTAAGTGTCCTAGTGCAACTTGAGCTTTTGATCTTTTAATAAAGTCAATAGTTTTATCATAATTCTCAGAATTAATCCAAGGAATCAAATCAATAAGTGTACCATCAATAGAGATTGTTGCAACTTCTGGATATACTTCAATGTTATCATAATGACCATATAATAATTGAGAACTATTAACACTATTTGTATTTCTATAATAAGTAGAATGATTCCCTACAATAGAATGTAATTTAATACCACGTTCTTCAAATACATCAAAATAATATTCTCTTACTTTTTCTAATATAGAAAAATTAACATACTTTCTTCGATCAAAGGTATCACCTAAATCTATTACTGTATGTATATTATGTTCTTCTAAATATGGAAAAAATTGATTAGTATAAAACTGTTCAATATATTCATTAAATAAAATACTATCACTCTTTCCCCCAAAGTGCTGATCTGTAATAAGAGCTATTAACATTTATATAAATGCTCCCATTTAAACTTACACTTACTACATTCAAAACTTTGAGTTACTCTGCCTTCTTCTTTTCTTTCAACTGTGAAACTACAATTCATAAATTTATATTCTGATTCAAATTGTTTACAACGAGGACATTCTTCCAAACACATAACATGATAATCGTGTTCCACAAATCCCCCTTATTCAAGATAGTTTAACCAACCTGTAACAATATATTTTTCTTTAGTATAAGATATTTGACCTTTATGAGTATGGTGCCAGTCAGGAGGCCATATAGTTGTTAAGCCTTTCTTTGCAGGTACAGTTATATTTTGATATTCAAACTCAGTACCCCCATCTTCTACATCATTTAAATATGTCATAAAAACCAAACATCTTGTTTGACTTGCTAATCCACCTCTTTCACAATGAAAATTTTTGTATCCACCAGCTGGTTCATATTTTTGTATATTAACTGCTTCATTTATACCGAAAAGAGACATCTCTTTTGCTCTTTGATATTTGAAACAATATTCACTAATACATAAATTTAAATATAAACAATATTCACTTAATATGCGTGTATCTTCATCATCTTTATAAACCCAAAAACTAATATCTAAACTATCTTTCTTATTAGTATTATGAACTCTTTCATGGTCCTGATTCCAAATTGCTCCTTGTGCGTGTCTTTCGGGATTATCGTCAAAATACTTTATTAAAGAATCACAAATCTGATCTGGTATATAACATCCATTTATAAATGATTCATCTGGAAACTCATGTAGTTTTAAAGTTGTGGGTCTTATCACTAAAAAATTCCTTTATAATATTAAAGATTACAAATCTCAAATTTTTAAACTCTCGTAATCTTCGTAAAGTGTACGGAAGCCATTCAGTACCAAAAGGAACATATAGTCTAACACAATATCCATCATTTTTCAAGGAAAAACTTAGATCCCTTCTAATTCCATATAACAACTCAAAATAAAAATCCGTTTTATCCACCTTTAATACAGGTAAATACCGAATAATCTCTTTAATTAAGGGTTCATCATGTGTCCCTATGGCCGGTAAAGGGGCGGTATCATTTTTAAAATGATAATAAGAGCGACACCGATCAGATAATAATTGAATAGATTGTCGCAAGAATACAGGATGAAGAAATTTTTTCTTTTGATACGCTTTAGTAATATCTTCTTTATAAGCTCCCTTTACTAATCGAACAGAAACATCTTTTAAAAACTGTAAGTCGTGTGCAGTTCTATACAGGTTAGATTGTATTGCTACACCAATATTAGGATATTCTTCTCTTAATTTTAAACACAAATCAATCGTATCAGCTGTTACAGATGAATCTTCCATATCCAATCTTACAGTCATACCCGCCTGATAAGATTCATGTACAATTTTTTTAAGTCTACTATAACATTTAGATGAATCTAATAATAATCCCAACTGCGTTGGTTTAATAGAAATATCTATTGAATGATTTTGTGTTTCATAATATTTAATAATATCAATATATTGTTGTAATGCATTATCACAATCTTTTTCTGTTTTACTTAATTCACCAAGATAATCTATTGATACATCATATCCTTCTTGTAGTAATTGACTAATTACTGGAATAGCAGATTTAAAATCATGTCCAGCAATAAATCTCTTTGCAAATGGATATAACAGTTTCATTACATGAACTTTTCTAAATTTTTAATTCTATTCTTTTTCTTTTGTGATTGATATGGTGATTCCGCATACTTCTCATGTGTACGCAAATACTCAATATAAGTTGTTGCGTGTTTTACATTATCTTCACCATCCGAACTTACTTCTTGTAATATTCCAGATCGTTCAACATAAAGATATTTCAAGTGCATTTGTTTCTTTTCTTTCTGTATTCTACGAACAAACGCATGATGTATAATTTGTGTAAAATACGAAAAAGGATTCTTTGATTTTTCTGGATCAAAGTTATGAGCATAGAGTAAACAATTTTCTATTCCATCACTTACTAGATCATCACGAAAAGTATAATTAATAAAGTTTGGTTTCCAAGCCAAGTTCTCAGAAATCTTGAGGAAACATTCAGCCATATGATCTGTACAAGGAGGGTCAGGATCTTCTACTTCCCTTGCATCTTTAACGGCCTGTTTCCAGTTCTTCATCTCTTTAAAAAACTTTTCGTTATCTACATAATGTTTTGGATTGCTCATTATTTCCTCCCATCTATAGGATCAGCACCAATTAGTTTGTGTATATAATTGTATACATCCTCTACATCTCCCATGTTATCACCTTGTCTAAATACATCTTTATCTAAAGACTTACCATCCTTTGTCCAGATTCTTTGACTATCACAAGTTATTTCATCTGCTAATATAATCTCTCCCATTTTTTTAACACCATCAACAGTACTAAAAGTAACACCAAATTCATACTTGGCATCTATTAATTTGAGATCATATTTTGCCCAAAAATCTGTCATAAGTTTATGGACAATGTGTGCCTGTTCTTTCATTTGTCTTAGTTGATCTCTGGTAGCCCATTTCATTTCAACTGCAACATCTTCATTACATAGAGGATCATGGAGTTGGTCACATTTCAAGAACAATTCCAAAAGTGGTGAATTAAATATCACACCCGTATCCACAGCATATCTTCTACATATACTACCTGCAGCAACATTTCGTATAACAACTTCTACTGGAATAATCTCTACTTGTCTTACAAATTGTTCATTAACTTCGGGTGAACTTTGATAATGAGTCTTAACATTATTATCATGTAAATATTCAAATATCTTCTTTGATGTGGTGCAGTTCAACTTACCCTTATTGGGCATAGTGTCTTTCTTTGCACCATCACCTGCTGTAATATCATCTTTGAATACCATTAACAATTCGTTTGGAATACCTGTTGCATACAATACTTTTGCTTTTCCTTCATACATCTTAAAGTTTTCATTAGTCATATTAATTCACTCCCGTTGAACCAAGACCTCCACCACGATTTGTAGTTTCAGATTCAAGTATATGTTCTTCTTTTTTAATATCAATTATATCAGCTGATATAACTGGTTTAATTACTAACTGTGCAATGCGATCACCTTTCTTTATATCAAATGCCCACTTACTATGATTAATCAAAATTATTTTTAATTCATCACGATAACCAGAGTCAATCGTTCCCGGTGAGTTTAAAACTTTGATTCCATATTTTGCTGCTAGTCCAGACCTTGAACGTACTTGTCCTTCATATCCAAAAGGTATCACAACATAAAGACCTGTACTAATAGTATTCCAATGAAAACCTGGAACTGATGTATCTTCATTAGAACGAATATCCATACCAGCATCGCCATGATTTGAATATCTTGGTAATGGATTATCTGTTTCTCTATAAAATTTTACTTGTACTCTATTAAATCCCGAATCTCCACTAATCATTATCTGGCCAGTCCTTTGTATTAATTCCTACGCATGTTGAAAGTGTAGAATGTACAGAATATTCAGTCTCAACCGTTGGAGGTCTGTTAATCTTATATGTTTGTATTTTTTTACATTGCTCACATTCATAATATCTGTACCATTTGTGATGCGTTATACCTTCAGCCATCTGTCTGCAAGTGTTCATCTGACAGTTCGGACATTTCCTTCTGGTTTTCATAATCTTCTATATCCTTCTGTATTTTCTGCTGAATGTTGAATTGTTTACGTTTGCGTTCTTTCTTCTTTCTTTTCTTCTCAGTAGACATTTTTCTATAAGTCTTACCCACTACTCTATCTCCTATTTATATAGTTACTTGTTGGAACTTATAATCGAATTTTTCATCTGCGTATATTTTAACACGATCTCTCCAATGTTTAAGTCCGTAATTATCCCTTTTCTTCCAATGTAAATCATCAACAATGTCATATAAAACCGCTTGATTATTTTTATCATCTAATCTTAATATTCTACCAATAGATTGTAAATTTCTAATCTTTGCTTTGTACGGATGTGCAAAAATCAATGACTGTAAATTTTTAATATTAACACCCGTTGATAAAACACCAGATGATGCAATAATAACTGCGTCTTTACATTTCTCTGTGATAGCACGAATTGATTCTCGTTCTTCCACATCTGTTTCTCCGGCAATGAAAAACACCTCTCTATTATGAGATTTATTTTCCATTAACCTCTTTAATACTTTACCATGCTTTTCTACATAATTAAATAGTATGAGTGTGTTACCCGTTTGATCTAATGCAAGATTACAGATAAAGTTATTTCGTTTTGTATGTGATACAATAAAATCTATTTCTTCTTTATATGTTGATTTCTTTTGTGATTCTCTTTCAACTTCTGGATATTTTAATAACAAACATTGTATTTTTAAATCAGATATATGTTTATCTTTCATTAATTGTTTAGAAGTTATTGCCTTATATACTTTACCAAACAAACCTTCTAAAACAAATTGGTGTGTTTTAGATTCAGTTAATGTACCTGTAGTACCAAATCTATATCGACAACTAACCATCTTTTCAAGTATGCCTTTCAATGAAGTAGCACTACATAAATGAGCCTCATCACCTACTACCATACCAAACTGTTTAAAGAAAGGAACTCCAAGTCTAAACAAAGATTGCCATGTAGAAATCACAATCTGTTTATCTGTTTTCTTATCTCTACCCGAATAAATCATATGACATTGATTTTCGGTATTCCATTTATCGTGAGATGAATAATCTTTAAAATCATTATACATTTGTGTAACAAGATTAGTTGTTGGCACAAGTATTAATATCTTATCATTATCTAAAAAGTGTTGATGCCATCTTATTAATGAATATATAACTAAACTTTTTCCTGAAGATGTTGGAGATAATAATAATGCACGCTCAGATTTGATACAATGTTCAAACGAAGCTATCTGATAATCTCTAGGTATGATTGGTTTATTTTTACAATGAAGATTTAATGATTTGAAAAAATCATTAATTTTTAAATCTTTGGTAGGCTTAACACTTATAATGTCACTTTTAACAATATAATGTCTTTGCATTGCAAACTTCATAAGATGATCGTAAAGACCCATATAAAGTTGTTGTGTTTTTACATTATATAAACGAATTTTCCCATCCCAAATCTTATTACGATATTGAGGCATGAATTGATAACCCGGAACTTGAAATGCAAAAAATTCATTAAGTTCCTGAGATATGTGTCTTTCACAAGATATTTGCAAAAAGGTTTCGTTTAATTTTCCAACGACAATCATAATTAAAAAGCACCACCCATAAATTTTTGATGTTCAAGAGCGTTCTTTATATTAAAGGATTTATTTTGCATAGTTTGTGCAGCTTGCACGATTAACTTCAATTTTTCTTCCTGTATTTTTAATTTGTCTTGCAATTCATTAAGTTTTTGATCTGCTTCTAAGTAAATATTAATATCTGATTTTAAAACTTTATGGTCAAATGGTTCTTTTTCATATTCAGATGGATCTGATTTTCCCATATAATACATCCACCTTTTATATCTCAAAACATTATATTCTTTTTCAAGAAAACGCAAACGAATCGCTTCGTCATGTGCGAGTTGTTGATATTTAGATACTTGTTCTGGAATTTTAAGAGATTCAGAATCCAATTGTGTATAATCAATCTTTTTATCTGATTCAATTAATTCTAATATTTGTTCAATTTTCATGTAACAATTATAACAAATTACATTAATTAATACAAGGGAAAAGTTTGCCTATTCAATCTTGGCTATTTCAAACTGTCCTTTGAAGTTAAAAGTCGTGTCAATTATGATAGGATCAAGTGTAGAAGTAGTAGTATCCATTCCAACGGAACTCAGAGAAGTAGGGTAAACATCAGTAAAAGTAAACCTGTAATTGGGATTTGATTTATTAGTATGAAAAATTACATCCATATCAGAAAATCTACTGGCATCTTCAGATATGGTAGTTGTTTCCTCAAGTTCTTTAAACTGTTCAAAGTTTTTAGGAAAACCGAGTCCAAGCATCCATGCATATATTTCTTGATAATTTTTCAAATCTTCATCTAATATAAACCCGATAGTGAGTGCTTCAAATTGAAGTGTATCACCTTCCACGGGAGCATTTAAAAATGGAGTAGGTAAAAAAGTATCTCCCAAAATTACTGAGGGAATAGTAATTCTTTGACAAAAATATTCTACATGAGGTAAACGAGAAAAACTAACTTCAAAATTTACAACATTTAATTGATTAAAATTCTTAGGTTGTGTACTTGTAAGTTTAGTCATTTAACTGATTTTTTGAAGTCGTAGGAATTTCTTTAAGTACTTCTATATTTTCAATATCTTCTTCTTTAATATCTTCGATATTTATATCTTCGGTTACGGCTAGTTTTCTTTTGTACCATAACATTGCTTCTTTAATTTGTTCTTTTTCCATTGAATAAAGTTCCTTACGCTGATGTATTAACCATAGAGCCTTTGCCTGATTCTATCGGTGCAAGATCATTTGGTTTTGCTATTGCTCCACCACCCACTCCAACATCTACAGGTGTTACTGAAGCAGCAGGTGGTGTGATAGCAGATTGATTCATACTTTGAAATGCAGGAGTTTCTAATACATTCTGAACATCCATAACTTTACTTCTTTCTTTTTTTTTGTGTGGGAAAGAGGACAAGTAAACTAAGCATTTACTTATCCTCTTTTATATTCAAAAACAGAATATTTTATTCTGTGTTGAAGTATTTATAATACTTGAACCAACCGACATACAAACTATAACACAAAGAAAAGCACAATACAAGGGAAAAGTTAATAATAAACGTATCCTTTTCTATTCAATGCTACTCTATTAACTTGGTGTTCTTTTTGTATATCTTGTTTTGATTGTCCTTGATAAGATACTGCTAAATTTTCTTCAATCATTTGTTCATTTAAGTTGACTTTATTAACTATAATTTCACCTAAAATTCGGCCGAACTTCCCTTTTTTGTCTAAATGCGTTTTAAGAGTTATATGCGATCCTTTGGGACAATAATCATTTAAAAAGGCTTTAGATAAATTCCCGTAAAATTTTTCTTCAGGATCTTTTGTCCGTGATTCAGGTGTATCTATTCCATAGAGTCGTATAGTTTGATTAGAAAGAAATAAATCAAACCCCAAATCAATATCACACCTAATAGTATCTCCATCTATTATTTTAGTTACCTTTGCTCTATATTCATGCATCTTGTTTATTAAGTTTCTCTATATAGTCTTTCTTATCACCGAAATAGTTATCAAACAATTTATCAAACATAATCCATCCTGTAATTAAATATTTTGGCTCATCATTTATTATCGGTAATGCTCTGTGAGTATGAGTAAACCCTGCTGGCCAGATTAACAAGGTTCCTGTAGTAGGTTTGATTTTTAAACGATCTTGATAAACAAATTCTGTTTCCCCACCTTCTTCAATATCATTTAAATAATACATAAAGGTTAAAATTCTACCTTGTGATTGTATATCATCTGATTGTTGTTCATAATGATATTCCCAATTACTTTCTATATTTTCTTTACTAACTTTTCTCATTTTCAAAGGCATTGCAATCAATTTAGGAGACCACGATAAAATATCAAATGTTTTTTCATATTTATTATAATGTTCCCATAAGAAATGAAACAGAGTTCCAGAAGCTTCAACAAATTCTGGTATTTGTTCAATATATAAATCATCACACCGAAATCCTCTTGGATCTTCTACTTCTCTGCCAAGAGCATCATCTGGTGTAGTGTCATTATAATGTTCATATGTTTCTATTAAATTCTTACAAAATTCTGGAGATAATATATTTTTATAAACTCCAATAAATCTATCTCCCTTAGAAAAATCACAAACATCATTATAAACCTCTGGTCTATTTTGTGCTACATGACGATTAATAAAACCGTATTGCGAATATGCGTTACTCATATCATTCTCCAAATAAAAAAGGGGGAGGGGTAAAACCCCATCCCCCTCAGTTAAAAACAAACTTAAATTACATCAAGTTAGCAACTTTAACTTTTCTGTAATATGAATTTGAATTAGCAGCGATACTAGTCATTGGATTAGCTACAAGACCATATCGGGTTTTAAATCCGATTTTTGGTTGGAATGTATCTTCACCCATCGCACGAACCATTTGTAGAGGAACGTAAGGACAGTAAAAGAAGCCTGCATCATAAGGTGATGTACCACGATAACCAACTGTATAAAAGTGGTCAACGGATCCACCCCAATATGGGTCAACATAAACTTTCATCTTACCATTGAGAACGCCAGCGAAAGTTCGATTAGCATCGTCAACTTCTAACGCAGTAGACATTGCCGGTGCATGATCGAGCATTCCTGCCATTGACATAGCAGATGCAACGTCAGATGAACAAATCATAAAGTTACCTTTACCGCGTCGGGTGTCGATAGCAATACGATTAGCATCACGCTCAATTTGATACAATAAACCTTTGAACTTTTCAACCATCCAACGGCCATTAGAGTCCGTGTTCAGATCAAAAGTACCAGCGGTCGTTACCGTACCAGTAGGTGCGCCTGCTTTAGCAGATGAATAAATTAAGCGAATTACTTCGCGATTGATTTCAGAGAGAATCTCAGTAGAAAGGATATTCGCCAATTCTGTTTCAGCATCCAAACCGTGAACGGCTTTAAGATCCTGAGCAAGTTCTGTTGAATATTCAGCTTTCAATGCACGCGTTTTAGCGGTTACTGAAGTTTTCTCAATACTGAACGCCATTTCCTGGAAAGTACGTCCACCAGATGATCCGATTGCTTCACCATCAGCGTTGTCGAGTCCTTGTCCAGTTGTCCAAGTACCATCAAACGGATTGTTGGTATCATCGGTAGCAACGTGAGCCGGCGTACCGTCATTGTCTCCACCATAAGCAGTATTAGCTTCGTTATAAAGAGCTTCGGTTCCACCTTGAGTTCCGTATCGGCTCTTCATTGCGAAAATTAATCCCGTAGGTCCAGACATAGGCTGAACACCACAAACGTCATAAGCGATCATTTGAGGCATAGCGCGTCGAACTAGGGAAATTAGTACCGGATCCCACTTAGCAACGCCACCAGTATCACCCATAGCGCCAGAGCTGTTAGCAGGAGCCGCTTCGGCCAAGAACTTCTCTTGATTCTCAAGTAGACGTAAAGTTACATCTCTTTTATAAGAATCTTTAATCTCGGGAAGGTCTGTATGCTCCATTACGGGCTGCCATTTCTCCTTGATTGTTTCAGATAAATACATTTGTATCTCCTTTATTATTAATTAAATTTTAAAACTTAACAAACTTCAAATTCACTTGGTCCATATATTTAAGAATAAGGTATTTACTTTTTCAAGCTAGATATTGCAGCCATAACACTATCCATTCTACCATCACTTGATCCATCTGTTATGTCTTTGTTAGTTGCCGCAGTTCCCTTATTATCTTCCAGTTTCTTATCTTTCTTAAAGTAACTGTTCTTAATGATGTTCAACTTTTCTTTATATTGTTCATCAGATTCATAATCGACATCTTCAGTCAACTCTTTCATTTTTTCAATGTCCGTGTCAACCATACCTTCAGTAATGTTTCGGAAAACGTCTATAGCTTTATAAGTATTCAACTCTTTCGCTGTATCCATATGCTTTTGGGTCTGTTCGTCAAGTTTAGTTTCCAATTCGGCAACTTCTTGTACAAGACTCTCAAAGACATCTTCTTTTTCTGCAGGAACGTCAATGTAATGTTCTTCAAACAATTTTTTCAATCCAGAAATAAAACTCTCCGTGACTTCGTTGCGAACACCGGTTTCAACAGCTAGTTTATTTTCTTCCATCCATTCTTTTACAACGTAATTCATATACTCATCCATTTTTTCTGTCATCTCAGTATGAATTGCCTGAGTTTTTTCTTGTGATTCTTTTTTAGATTCTTCACGAACCTGTTTACGAATCTTAGAAATCTTAGACTTAACAGCGGCTTCAAAAATTGTAGCGGCTTTAGTCTTAAATTCTTCTGAAAGTTCTTCGCCATCAATCAAAGCAGAAACATCTTCAGAAACGTCTATTTCTAATTCTTTTTCTTCTTTCTTGGCTTTTTTGGATTCCATTTCTTCTTCATCTTCTTCATCATCATCTTCCCAATCTTCATCATCTTCTTTCCTAGTTTTTTTAGATTCTTTCTTAGTCTTTTTGGATTCCATTTCATCTTCTTCATCCTCATCTTCATCTTCCCAATCCTCATCATCTTCTTTCTTTACTTTTTTAGATTCTGCTTTTGGAGCAGCTGAAGGACCTTCTTTGGCTTTCTTGGTTCCGCCTTCGCCATCTTCTTCTTTATCAGAACGACCTTCTTCGCCATCAACTTCTGGCATGCCTAATTCTTTATTCTTATCTTTCATTTCTTCCATATCAACCTCTTCATTTTTTCCATCATCTTTGAGTGTTTCTTTTTTAGCCATTGTTAATCTCCTAGAATTAATTTGTTTCTTGTATATTTATAATATTAAAGATTTTGGAGGAATTTTTCAAAAACTTCAAGCTTTTTTTGTTCCAAATCTCTCATATTTGCTTTTTTAATAATATTTTTCATAGCATCAATTTCTCTTTCTTTTATAATACCGTTTTCCCATACCCATTCTTTACCTTCCATGATACCATTAACAAATGCGTCTGGTGCTGATGGATCAGCAACAATATCAACAGTAGATAAAATAAAATCATTTTGAACTTCATTAACACCTTTTTTATTAGCTTTTAAACTTCCCATACCTCGGGAAGATACACCAAGTTTAACACCCTCGCTGATAAAATTCTTAACGATCTTACCATTAGGTGTATCCATTACTTTGGCTTTACCAATAAAATTCTTTCCATCTTCATAAAGTTCTTTAATAACATGGGATACTCTATCCAGATTAATAACAGGTCCCATTGGATGTCCAAGTTCTCCTAAAGCACGACCTTCATTAATATATTTTTTACTAAAGTTCTGAACTTCCTTTTTCAATACTGCATGAGGATAAACTCTACCATTCTGATTTTTAATATCAGATTGCATAAAGATTCCTTTAATATATTGTTCTTTTTCTTTTCCCTCAGTAATATATTCTACTTCGTTTAAGTGTTCTGTTATTAATTTCATAGTTACCCTTTCTGTCCTAATTTAGCTATTCTTTGAGTCTCAGCACTGCGAACTTTTGGTAAAATCTTTTTAGCGATTCTTTTAATTACTGCTTTCTTTTTACTTAATCTTTTTTCTAATTGTTCTCTACTACTTAAAGATAAATCTGATTTTTTTCTATTTTTTAAAATCTTTTTTGTAATTAGTTCTCTCGCTTTTTTTAATGCTCTAAC